TGCATCTAAAGAGTTAGACATATGTGAGCGTAAGATGAATTTTTGGAAACGTCAATCTAACTTCTGTTCGAAGCAGTATGAGAAAGATATCGAAGCATATCGCAAAATGTATGCAGAATAAACTTGACAAATCCTCGAATCATGCTATATTAATTAAGTAATCAGAGAGAAAGAGAATCACATGTCAGTAGTTCAAATCACAAACGGCTTCTATCGCAATCAAGAAGTAACAGGCGTGTTTCCTGTAGTCGCAGAAATGAAAGAAGCAAAAGACGGAACTCATTTTATCACAGTAGACGGTTCTGAAACCGAGTTTGGTAAAGAAAAGATGCGTGTCAAAGTTCTACCTGAGAATGTTGAAACTGTATCTGAGCATCGTGAGTCAGATGAACAGGTCATGGATCGTATCGCAGAACGTTTCTCTATCTTAGATGAAATGACAGAAGCTACTATCGATGGTGTAGTACGCGGAATGGTCGTCTCAGGACCTCCTGGGATCGGTAAAACATATGGCGTTGAACAGATACTTGAGAAAGATTCACTGTTTGACGTAATGGCAGACAATCCGCTTCGTCACACTTTCGTCAAAGGTACAATGTCACCGATTGGCTTGTATGCAATGTTGTACAAGTATTCAGATGCAAAGAACATCGTTGTTCTGGATGACTGTGATAGTATTTTGTTTGACGAGAATGCTCTGAACATTCTTAAAGCGGCTCTTGATAGCGGTAAGAAGCGTATGATTTCTTGGAACTCTGACTCTCACTTCTTGCGCAGAGAAGGTGTTCCGGATCGTTTCGAGTTTAAAGGTTCTGTAATCTTTATCACAAACTTGAAGTTCGACAATGTACGCTCAACTAAAATCAAGGATCACTTGGAAGCTATCATGTCACGTTGTCACTATCTTGATTTGACACTTGATACTACACGTGACAAAATCTTGCGCATCAAGCAGATTGCACGTGATGGTGGTTTGTTTGATACTAAAGGTCTGAGCAAGGATCAAGAAGTAGATATCGTATCGTTCTTAGAAGAAAATCAAAAGCGTATGCGTGAGATTTCACTGCGTATGGCTCAGAAACTAGCAGACTTGTGCAAGATGGCTCCTGCAAATAATCGTTGGAAGCGTCTAGCAGAAACAACTTGTATGAAGCGTTAATCGCTTCATCTATCAAAGACAGTTATCGGTTTTTTTGCTCCTTTTTGTGCCGATAACTGTCTTTTTGTATTTGACAATTACCCTTAAAAGTGTTATTATATTATTATGAATATCGAAGAAACAAAAGAAAAGATTATTGAAAATCTTAAAGAAGTATACGATCCCGATCTTGGCATTGATGTATACAACATGGGATTAATTTATAATCTAACAGTTGGGGAAGGATATGCAGATATCACAATGACCCTGACTAGTGCATTTTGTCCGTCAGCAGATGACATTATTGCAGATGTTAAAAATGCCGCACAGACAGTTGAAGGTGTTAATCTTGTAAGTGTTGATGTTACTTTTGAACCGCAATGGGGACCGGAGCATCTATCAGAAGAAGCACAAATGATGATGGATTGGATGTTCAATTGAAAAAATGTACGATAGTAATCAAAGACGAAGTGAACGTCAAACTAGATGGACTAGATCCAGCAACACGCCGCAAGTGTTCGGATGCTCTAAAGTTTTTCTTGCCACATGCATATCATATGCCAGCATATAAGTTGGGACGTTGGGATGGTACTGTTCGCTTCTGTGATGTTGGTGGTCGTACATATATTAATCTACTAGATGATTTACTTCCTATCATTATGGAAGCCGGTTACGAAATTGAAGTAGATGACCATCGTACTAGTGAAGCATTAGAATTCACTCAAGTAACAGAACGATTCTGGGCTGACCAAGGGGTTGTATGGCCAGAAGGTCATCCGGTCGAAGGACAGGAAATTATGCTACGTGACTATCAAGTTGATGTAGTAAATAAATTTATTGAGAACCCACAGTGTTTGCAAGAGATTGCGACAGGTGCAGGCAAGACCATTATGACTGCTACATTATCTAAGCTGGCAGAAAAATATGGGCGCACTATTGTAATTGTACCGAATAAGGATTTGGTACGGCAGACCGAAGAAGATTATATCAACTGTGGGTTAGATGCCGGGGTGTACTTCGGCGACCGTAAGGATATTGGCAAAACGCATACTATCTGTACATGGCAATCACTCAATAGCTTGTTGAAGAAAACAAAGAAGGGTGAAGACAACATCATGGATTTTATCGAAGATGTTGTATGCGTTATGGTTGACGAAGTACACCAGGCTAAAGCAGACGTACTAAAAGACTTGCTTACTAGCGTATTCGCAAATGTTCCACTGCGTTGGGGACTAACAGGCACTATTCCAAAGTCGGATCATGAGTTTGCAACTATTCGTGCAAGTTTAGGAAGCGTTGTTAATAGACTAGCGGCAAAAGAACTACAAGATATTGGCGTACTATCTAACTGTCATGTTAATGTAATTCAAACGCAAGAAACCGGGGAGTATTCGAATTATCAGAGTGAACTTAAATTTTTATTAGAAGATGATAAACGACAAGAATTTATTGCGAATATGATTAAAGAAGTATCGCAAACAGGAAATACGCTTGTACTAACAAGTCGTATTAATTCAGGAAATAAACTACAAGAGCTGATTCCAGAAGCAGATTTCGTACAAGGTTCGATGAAATCTGATGATAGGAAGACGGCATACAAGGACATAAATGAAGCTACTAATTCAATCACTATTGCTACTTATGGTGTTGCCGCTGTTGGTATTAACATCCCTCGCATTTTCAACTTGGTTCTTTTGGAGCCTGGCAAGTCTTTTGTGCGTGTTATACAGTCTATCGGTCGCGGGGTACGTGTGGCAAAAGACAAAGATTTTGTTCAAATCTGGGATGTCACAAGTAGATGTAAGTTTGCCAAACGACACCTAACTGAACGCAAAAAGTTTTATAAGGATGCAGAATATCCATTCACAATTGACAAGGTAAAATACTAATGAAAATTTTAACACCAGAAAATAAGACATTCGAAATGAATAGTCTACCAGAAGAAATAGAAGACATACGTTATTGTGTAATGGATGTCACAGATAAAGCAGAACCTGATTTCTTCTTTATTCCACTGGTGTTTATCGAAACATTTAATGCACCAAGTATTTCATTAAACATTGGTCCACATACAATTGAAATGCCAATTGATTGGAATATTCTTATTGGTGAACGTGACTTGGGGCAACTTGAATTTATACCACTTACAAGTATTAATGAGCGTAGCTTCGACACAATTGTTACTAATCCACTCCAAGGCTTCACTATGGGCTGGGAGCCTATTAGAGTGAATAACGTATTCGCAGATGTTAAATGGTTCTTCCCTAAATTGAAATACGGTCATATCCTTGCTATTCCATTAGAACATGGTGATAAACCAAAGTGCGCATATTTTGTTAAAGATATGAACAGAATTCCAGATTTGTTAAACAGTTATGATTTTTTCTAAGACTAAGACACAGGATAAAATGCATAGAGTACAGATAGTAGATGTTTCTGTATCTGATGTTGCGCATAAATGGTGCGCCGATATACTATTTGAAGATGAATGGGAGAGTGAAGTTTTTGACAATTTCGATTGTTTTTACTTTACATCCAAGTCAATATGTAGTATGTTTATGTTAGTACATGGCGGTAAATATATCGCTCCACCTAGAGGTTATAAATGAGTGATAAGATACCACTGAATGATGTTCTGCAAGCGGTGGATCGCCGAGACTTCGGTTGGTATGCGAGACTATCAGATGAACACAAAAAGAAATGGTCAAGCTGGTTGTTCCTACGTTACATTAGTAGTGTTAAAGGTTCTAATGCGGGTGATGCACTACTTGATGCAAACGAGTTCGTCAACAAGCACTACACTGACTTGTACAAGCATGAAGAACTAATCTGGAAGCTAATGTGTCTCACTGGTACAGGTAAGAAACAGTATCACGAATGGATCAAGCCTCCTACATCTACTAAGAAAAAAGATAAGATATCTGAGTTTGTAACAGAGACGTATCCGCATATGAAAGCAGATGAAATTGAATTGTACAGACAATTAAATAGTGATGATGATATCAAGCAGATGGCGTTTGATATGGGTATGTTAGAAAAAGATATCGAAGAAATATTTGGTAAGAAGAAAAGGAAGAAAAAATGAAGTGGTATAATATTCAAAATGCTCAGAAGTGGGGCATTAGTGAAATACAACATTTCATTAATAAAGATACAAATACCGGATTGAAAATCGATACT